TACATCGGATTTGCCATAATTCAATCTCCTTCGTTTAAGTCCAATATGCATGAGCTTCAGGCATCTGAAACTCCATACCGGCTTCGGTTTGAATTAAGTCAACTCTACGGTCAACGCCACTATTCTCTAAGGTTTGTACACCAACATAGATTGCTGTATCACGATTTAGTCCATTACCGACCAATGGTCTGTAAGAAACATGCTTCATGTTAACAGCTAGAATCTTAATAGGTGAACCATCTAGGTGAATATTACGAGTAACATTCATATCTCCAAAAGGAGTACTAATCGTTGTAATATCAGCCCCAAATACCTTCTTCTTGCCCATCAATGCCATATCAGCACGGAAGTTAGGTGAAACCTCAAGATTATTTGAGAAGTAACCACTTAGTTTATGCAACCAATTATATGTTTGCGTATCCACGAAGAACAATGTTGCATTAGCATTATTGTAACGTGGGTCTAAGAAGTTGCTCAAATCATCTAAGAAATCATCTTGTGTTTTTGACGCATGAGTCAAACTAAACACATTTCCATAACTTGTAATGAAATCAACAGCGCCTTGTGTATACCATTCATTTCCTGAATCGTATTGTGAACCAAACAGGATAGCTTGTTCTATATCCCATTTATGTTCGATTAGCTTTTCACGCCAGATACGAGCCCATTCATTCGGTTCATACTTTAGCACGGTAGCACGAGTCGTGTTATCCATTGCCATAGCTGTTTTGAAAATTTGGGTACGCCCATAAGCTGTCGAGAAAGGCTGGTCTTTCCATGTTTCAGGATAACCAGAACCTTGTGAGTGAGAGTTACCAACTACATAAACTCTAGACTGCTCTAGACCATTAGAAGAAGTTGTTCCAGCAATAGATGTGCTATAAGTACTATCACCAACCGGTGTATTTACACCAAGTGGTCCTGCATAGTAATCATCACCAGCATCTTTTGTTTTTACAACTGTTCCTCTGATAATAGCAGCTTCACCATGAGTGTGAGCTGTAGGAGGGCTTGTACTCTCATCTTGCAAAGTAACTGTGTCAACCTTTACAATAGCATATGATTTCACAGCACCGGCAGCAGAGTCGGAAAAATTAATTTTCAACATCTGACCTGGCATATAAAATGCAGGTTGTGTACCATCAGCACCAATTACGATTTCTTGACCACTTTGACCATATACATTCTGACGATTACCGCCTGATTTATAGTCTGTAGCTAGTTTAACGTAAACGGTATTGCCAGCTGTCTCATAATCATCATATTGAGCGGAAGAATTGTCAGCAGACAAATCCTCATCCCAAGTAGAGTTATCAGCGCTAAAAGCCGTAGCATATGCATATCGTTTATGGAAAGAGGGTCTTCGTTCTGTGAACTTAAACTCCGGGTCGTCGGTTGACTTTTTCGCAAGTTTAGATACGAAACGGAAGAAAGGGTCTTGTGCTATTGCTAGCTCAGACACCCTACTACCAAAATCGTACCGTCTGCGAAGAACACCAGTATCTAGTGAAGTCCCTAACCGGGAACCAGCACTACCACCAGCGACATCAGCAACGGCGTCGAGTGTAAATAAATCAGCCATTTTACCTTATCTCCTATTTAACATTAAGCGTCTGCTAAATGGCTGAATAAAATCAGCTATTAGCCAAACGCATTATCCAGTTTTTGGTCAATACCGAGTAAGGCGTCAAATACTTGATCATCCTGAGATGTTTCAACTGGTACACTACCTGCTGTTGCTAATGAACGTGGTTGCTCTTGTACTCTTTTCATTTGAGTAGCAACTTGCTGTCTTGCGTTATCAGCAATATTAGATTCACGTTCTTTTCTCCTCATAAGATAATATATATCATCCAATTCTAGAGATTTATTCTTAGCGAATTCGACAAAAGTAGACCATTCGTCTTCAGTCATATCAACCTTTTGTCTAAATGCAGTCTCTCGTGCGAGTCTTTGGTTTTCTGTCTTCTGTTTTCCTAACTCATTGTTAAGTCGTCTTTTGACAATACCATCAACAGTAGCCCCAAATACTTTCGCTGAATCCGACTTAGGGTCGGTAAAAGCGTCATCTGGGTCAAATTGAAAATCTTCAGGAAGCTCCATATTTTGAGCCATACTTTCTGGTGCTTGACCACCACCCTCAAAATAATTCCGCACATGCTGAATCAAATTAGGGTCTTCTCTCATTGCATCGAGTATTGGCATATATGGTTCAAGGTCATTCAGCTTGCCATTAAGACGTTTAGCTTCACGACTTGAATCACTATACCTTTTTTGCAAAGCATCGTCGCCTTGCTCTTGAACTCCGCTAGGGCTCGCCGGCGTGTTATCGCCTAAATCTTGCGAGGTTGACTGCGAATATTCGCTATCTATTATCCCTGAATTGACACTTGTATCTAAAGATTCAAAGAAATCTCCAGATTCAATGTCATCTAGGGCTTGGTAATCACTTTCGGGGGCTTCTTCTATAGAAGCGTTGCCTACTTGTTCTTGTGCCATATTTTATCCTTTTATTGGTTTTGTTAAGTTAATGCAAAAACAAATATAAAAACAACTAGTTTTTTATACCTACGCATGATTTAATTTTACTACTCCAAACGTAGCCACTTTTACATTTTCTATTACCACCTTTTTCAGGGTGGTCTTTATTATGCTGAGACTTGCTAATAAGTCTAAGATTAGACCTACTATTGTTCTTTTTGTTACCATCTGAATGATGAACAACTTGACCAGACTTAGCATTAGTTTTATTTCGATAGTGTGTTTGACTACTTCCATCTATCCATCTACCATTCTTACTTCCACTCCTTGACATCTTAGGATAGCTTTTTTTAGTCCAAGCCACTATTCAGTTTCTACTTCCTCTGCTTCTTCAGTTGGTTGAGATTTAACCATATCTTTCATATCTTTTTTCACCCTATCAAACTCAGCTTTCAACATACCTCTTAAAAGTTTTTGTTGAGCCTCTGTCTCTAAAACATCTTTTCTAACTTCATTAGCAGCATCTCCGACTTTCATCTTAATACCAGCTTGTACAAGTTGACGTTCTAATGTTTCAATAGTTCCTTCTTTATCTTTGATTGCTTCTTCCATTGATGAAACTTGACCTTGAAGTTGTGAGTACATTGATTTTCTTTCAATAATTTGTTTCTTATTTCTGATATCTGTTTCACCAATCATCGCAATATCATCAATTAATCCAGACTGGAACCACCTAAAGTATTCTTCTAACAAAGCCCATCTATTAATTGGCATTGTAGCCCCAGCTATAATTCGTATATCAAATCTTGCAGATGCATAGTCTTTATATACTGATATAGCTTTACCATAATCATTATAAATAGGAATGTTAATTCTTACATCTTTTTCTTCATCAGGCTGTTGTCCAGCTTCAGGTTGTACTATTCTAAATACTTTCTCTACTGAATAATGATTTTGAGCAATCATTTGAAAGCATCTACCTAAATGTTCTAAGGCTGGCTCAACAACACTACCCATCCAAGCTTTTAATCTACGAGTACCAAACTCATCATTTGCAAGTAATCCTCTATATGTTTCAGATTGTTCTTGGGTAAATCCCATCATAGCCGAAGGAACACCAGCTATATACTCAGCATCTCCTTTGCCTTCTTGGGTAATTGTATAAAAAGCATTATTGATAGGAGCTGGTAATACTGGAGTAGGTGGAGTAAATCCTTGTCTATACTTTAATAATGCTCCAGGTGAAGATGAGTATTGTTCCCATTCTTCCTCAGGGACAGAACCTTCTTCATACATCCATCTAAGATTGGATGCGAGATTCGCATTATGTAACATAATCTGATGAGCTTTATTGATTTCCTGTTGTTTACCAACTAAAGGAGTAACAGCACTCATTGGATATGGAGTACCTGTATACATATAAGGAATAGGAATAATAGGATATTCAACAACCTGCAATACTCTTTCGTATAAAAATATATCATCACCAACTGTACAAGTTAAATGGACTCTATTCTCATAAAACTTTATAGCTTCAACTACCTGGCTCTTCATTTCTCCGCCCTTAACTAAAAGCTGGTAGCTTTCTTCTGTCATTACTTGTTGATTAATAATAGTAGCAGCATCTTGAGCTTCTGATAGAAGTTGGACTCTTTTTTCTTCAATAGCTTGCTGAGTCATCTTACTTGCTCTATCAATTTCAAGTTCAGCTCTTTCTGGAATAATTTCACCAGATTCTAATGACTGCTGTATACTAATGACCTTTTCTTTTAACTGTACTTGAACCTCCTGCTCAAATTCAGCCATCTGATCTTCAACAGAATCTCTAATTTGCTGCATTTCAACAGGAGATGGCATAACTTTTACAAATACATTTCTATAAGCATGCTTCCTCTTTGAATACGTTTCGTAGTATGGGACTATATCATCATCTTCGCCTTCTATCGTTATGCCCATTGTAATATCTTCAGGCTGGATAGATTCAGCAGCTATCGTAGGTCTTTGAGAATAACTCACATAATCAGCTTGACCTGTAACTTTATTTATCTTCCCAGCAAACTCAGGGAATAAATTCTTTAACTGTGTCTTGGTTACATTCTTTCTTACTGATATAAAATTAGCATCTCTAAATAGAAAATCTCTACTAGCAGGGTCTACATATACATCATATGGGTCAATTCTCTTAAATACAACTTCTCCCATTCCTTTATCAGCATCTTTATCAACATCAACCATGAAGTATCCGATACCTTTTGTAAGACTATCTAGAACTACTTGGCTGTATATTGATTTTCCGTTAGAGTTATACCAACAGTAATCAGCTATATCAGAGTGTACTTGTGCAACATCTACATCATCACCAGTTACTCCTACAGCCTTCCATCTTGGATTGTTAGCCGTAACAAAATACTTCATAATCTCTATAATAGGAGTTACTCTATTAATAGTGAATGTTGGCATTCCAGCTTCGTCAAGAGCGCTTAATTCTTCTTTCGTAAGCTGTTCGTTTAGATAAAAATCAAAACCTTTCTGACTTAATACCTGCCACCTCTGACGATGAGATGAGTTTGCCTTATCCCAAAGCTGTTTATTCTGCTGTGCTCTTTTCTTATTTGTCATCCTTGCCATTTATTTACCTCAACCACTTCTTTACAGATTCAATAAAATGTTCAGGGTCACCCTTGCCACCCTCTGTATTGTAATACTTCTTCCAGTAATCAGCTTGTCCTTCCAATGTATTAGGCATCGGTTTAGGAATACGCCAATACTTCAAACGACAATGAACAATCCCTGCAGCAATATTCTTTTCCAATATATCTGACCATACCCGTTCATCATAATTCTGCCAATGCTTTACATCAACAAGACTAGCCTCCGCACATTTTTGAATAAGACTGGGCCTATGAACTAAATAGTGAGCTAGATTATCAACAGCGGAAGCGGGCTCTACTTGCCAGAATGAGCGAGCAGGGCCGTCTCCCATCTGTCTAATATATTCGTACCTGGATTCAACAATCCCAGTCGCTAATACCAAGTCAACTGCTTCCTCAGAAG